TCATAATTCGCTAGCGAAATTCTCAGTTGAAATTAATTTTTTTAAGGTAAGTATTATTTAAAATATGTCCAATTTTTCTTCTTAGTTCGTGATCATCATTATCTTTAGCAGCATGGTAGTCTTCGATAAGATCTTGATATATCTCGGTTTTTAATTCTACCTTCTGCTGTTGAAGAATTGACTCTATTGGAGTAATATCGTACATTTCCTCCACTCTGGAGATCCACTTGTAAACTGTCTTATCACTTACGCAATAATCAGCAGCCAACTTACTAGCTATCTTAGTTTTCTTAACATTGGAACGTAGCATCTCAGCTATGGCTTCAAATGCTTCGTCCCTTGATTCTGTTATATTCATTAACTCATCTCCTCAAATCGTTTTTGTACTTCTGCGATAACAAAAGGTTCTAAAGCATTAGGAAATTCTTCTTTAACTTCTTCGTAAAGTCTTTCAAGAATTTCATCATTTACTGGATGTGACATTATGAGATGTACCTCCAAGTTTTACCTTGAGACTCTGCTTTAGAAATGATGCAAGCATACATTTTTAAAGTTTTATTGTCATAAGTACTAAAGTTTTTTTGAGCAGGGTTTTTTGCATCATATTTTCCTATAGGTTTAAAAACACCTTCTATTTTTTGGGCTGGTCGAAACTCCCAACCACGTTCTTTAAGAAAATCAACAGCGATTTCAATTTGACTTTTGTTCATAATTTTTACCATGATGATTGATAGTAGAAGTTATCGAAGTGTTTTCCATCTTCTGCTTGCTTTTCGTATTCAAAGAGTTTTTCAAGAGTATTTTTGGTACGTTCTAAATCTTGAAAGTACCAATTATCATATTCAGCAGTTCCAAAGAAACAACCGATATTATCAGTAGGTAAAATTTTACTTGCTTTTGTTATTCTTTCTTCTTTATCTTCTATTTTAAGAATTTCATTAATTCTAGTAAGAAGTTCTTTTAAGTTTTCTAAAGACACCCAATGACGCTCGCAGTTGTCATCTCCGTCTTGTACTTCGTCTACAAAAAACTTATGAATTGCATTAGCTTTTCTCCATGTAATGATAGGAAAAACATAAGTTAAATGATTATACTGATGTTCTATTGGAGCGTCTTGAAAACCAATAGCGTCCAAAGCATCTTCCAATGCTGATGATCTTTCAACAGTAACCTTTTTACCTTCTCGCATGTCAGCGTAGTCTTGGTCTGTTGGTTGGGTGTAGGCTCTTGTAGAAAAAGAACCTTCTAAATACATGTCTAAGCCCATGAGTTTTAGGATAAGTGAACTTAATATGTATATTAGTGTATATATGACGCTATTGTCAATCAAAGTATGATATATTAATAGTGTTACAATAAGTCTATTATGAGTCTAATTAAGAATCATATAATCTCAATCGAAAGGTTAGGTTATAATCCCTACAAGTTGAATGAATTATCCTCTGAAGAATGGGATAATCTTATTACTAAAGCTCTTTCTTCAGATAAAAAGTTATATGAAACTTTAATTCTGACTAGATGTAAATTAAGTTTAGATTTTACTAATTGTGATTTGACTGATACTGAAGAACCTTTTTAAAAAAAATAGGGCTATTTAAAGCCCTTTTTCTTTGTCTTATAATATCTTTTAACTAATTCAAACGAATGAAGCATCTCATTTTGCATCACTGCTAGTTTAGTTTCAAGATTATACTGCTCTTCGATAATATCCTCATATCTTTTCAAGAAGTCAGCCTTTAACATTGATATATCGCAAAGGGTTCTTTGGATCGTTCCTAATTCTTCAAACAAGTCCTCATCATTTGATATGACTCTATTTGATAAATTAGACATTCTATTTAAATCCTCACCCGCTTTAATTATTTCAGGATCGGTTATTTTTTTGTTAGTCATTTGAAATTTCCTCTATCTCAAGTAATAATTGTTGATCTTTAGCGTAGGCTTTATATTCTTTTAATTCTTGATCGTTTAAGATCTGATCTTCAAAAGTTGTCCACGCTGATAATGTTTTTACTAAATACATAATTTTGATAAATAAAAGAAAAGGTGAGCTTATTGCTCACCAATTACAAGATCAGCAGCTTTACTAGCGTTAGCTAATGACTTAAATAAGATCTTTGGATCTTTTCTAAGCATTGGACACCAGCTTTCTAAATAAGCGGCATGGTTCATTGTATCTAAATTAGATATCTGAAGTCGGTTGCATACGATATATGCACCTAACTCAGCAACTAATTCTTCGTTCGCATAAGAAAGATTGTTTCTATTTAATCTTGATTTATGCTTTGTTGAATGGATCGCTTCATGAGCAAATGTAGCTAGATAAGATTCGTCATTTTTAAAATTGTATCTTTTTGGAATTACAATTTCATCACTTGATTCTCTGTAATAAGCTCTATCTCCACCTTTTACAAGAGTGTTGATTTGCTTTTCCCACTGGAATAAACGATCATGAGCTTCTTTAACCCTGACATCTAATTCTCTAGGCTTTGAAGTTAGAACTGCATCATCAATTAGTTTTTCTAATTTTTTTGATGCTTCATCATCTAAACCACGAATGTCCTGAACATTGAATACTGGAACGCATTTATAGCTCATATACTGACCTTTTTTAACGTCTCCATTCTCATCAAGTTCTTTAGTTTCAAATTCTCTCAAAAGTGGTTGTAAAATTCGAGCAGATTTTGAACCTTTTTTTGGTAAACAATTTATGGAACGTGCCTGACCTGCCCCTATAAATAGAGGTAGATGCCATCTTCTAATAGAACTTTGTAAACATAATAAAGCAGGGTTTGAACCCTGATATTCATGCCCAGTTAAGACGTTTCTAAAACCGCCTTTAACTGACCATTCTTTACGCCATAAATTTTTACCTTTTCCTGATTCAATCGCTTCAATTAATTCATTCACGATTAGCTCTTCAGGTTTAATTTGAGCTTTTTTTGCTTTCATTACTGGCATGATTTGTTTAGGATAAATGAATTTTTCTTAGAAAAAATGGGGAAATTTATTCCCCATAGGCTGACTTGTGCCACTCTTTAAAAATTTCTTGAGTTTCTAAAGGGCAGTCTGTCCATGTGTCATTCCTGACAATCCAACCGAAATCAAGAAGCATTGGTATAAGCTTCTTGTGTTCGATATAATGTTTTAGTAAGTGGCTCATGATTTAAGCTCCATAATTTTTTCATTGATTTCTTCAATGTTTATTTTTGGATCGTTCCAAGAAACATTGTCACCAGTAAAATTTCTATAATCATAGTCCGCATCTAAATTATTAAAAATACGATTAGGACTTTGTAGTCTATCTAAAAAATCTTGATAAGTTTTTACTGATGGCATTCTTAAAATTGAATAATTAAAATAATCATTATCCAACCATAAAGCCACATTCCAAGTTTCATAATTAGTCCAACCATTGTAAGAAGTAGCTTCTTTTAGGTTGCCTGTATCTCTTGGATAATCCATTAATCTAAAAGCTCCGAGTAAGTTGATAAATAATTTGACTGTATTGTGTTTAAGGTGTTGAAAATCTCAACACCTGTAAAACAAATACAAGAAATTAAAACGCAATAAGAAATAATTTGTAGTTTAATTCTCATTTTTTGTTAGCTCCTGAAATTCTGGGTCGTAAGTAATTTTTACTTCTGGAAATAGATTGAAAGTCTCCCCCCAATCTATTCCTGCAAAGTAAATGTCAAATTCTGTTTCAGACATTAGAAAAACAATCTCCTAACGATACGTTGAAAAAGATTTCTTTTTCTTACTGTCAAGTATTGACCTTTTGGAAGTGTGTAAACTTCGTTTTTTGGCTCGCCAATTCTCAAAGATGAAAATAAAGGCAAGCTAGGCTCGGATAATACTTGTACCTTGTGGATGTACTGCGGTCTTACTTTTGAAAGTAATTCGCAATAGTCCAGAGCGTCCTTTTGATGCTTGCGTATGTTGTTATCGCTTGCATCTTGCCAGCCGTCAAAAGCTCCCTTGTAGGTCATAACCGCGTAAGTCATGTCAAAAAATTTTGGATAAGTGAACAATAAGTAAAAGGTATTCCTTTTACCTGTAGGCTGATCTATGGACGCTATCTGCTGCTGCTTCAGAGTCTCGGAGCTAGATAGTAACTAAGAGAGGGCTTAGGGGCATCAGGGTCGCGAGTGGATCAGCCTAGAGGTAAAGGAAAATTTTGTTAAGACAGGCATGAAGTCAAAATCTTAGTCGAACCTATTTGACTTCTTCTTCAGGTGATCTAGTTTTCTAGGATACTGGCTAGTCCTGAAGTCGTGAGGTGGTTGCAGTATCTCGCAACTCCTGCTTAACTATGTATATATTAATTATAGCAACATGACATCAAGACTGCAGCAAAGATGATACATATACTGATGTTATAAGTGACATATTAAATAATTAATTATGACATCATCATAGCACATATGCTAGGGGGTAGTGTAGCAAATGTTACGTGCTATATACTATGTCGAGGTACTTAAATATATTCTCGTAATCTTCGTTACTAATACAGAGTTACTACTGCTTTTGTTCTACTTTGATGGATAGTTCAGGTGCTTGAATATTGACTGTCTCTACAGACTCTCCAATAACCTTGCCTAATGAATCAAGTATTTGCGCTGCTGTTTGTAATTGTCCTTTAGATATTGCCTTATTAAATAGTCTAACTCTCATAGCTTGAAGTCTAGGAAGCATATTTTCTCTATCTTTTTCCCAGTCCTCGTTGTTCCAAACCTTAACCCTGCCCCAATCGCTCCAAGCGGAAGTTTCTGAAATACCTTCTATCTTTGCATGTTCGAGAACAAGTTGCCTTGTTGTCTTCCCATCTAGCTGACGAGAATACAATCTTTGACTTCTAAGTTGAATATGTTCTTGAGTATTGCAAGCAAATTTAGAACGCCTTTTCTTTTTTACTTGTGCTTCTTGTTTAAAATCTTCTGGAACGAAACCAGATAAGCATGATTCAGCCACGGACTCAATCAGAATAAAGTGATTAATTGAATGATAACCTAGAAAAGTCAATTTAGGCTATAAATAAGGGGTATTAATTGAAAAATTTGTTATTTTTTAGTATATGGCTGTAAAAACCGCACCAGAAATCAGTTTAAGATATGCCCAGGGCGAAGTTTTTAACAGCAATAAAAGATTTCGAGTACTTGTAGCTGGTCGAAGGTTTGGAAAATCCTACCTTTCCTGCATAGAACTACTTCGTGGAGCAATAAATCGACCAGGTGAGACATATTTTTATTGTGCACCGACATATCGCATGGCGAAGGATATTGCATGGAAAGAATTAAAGAGATTAGTGCCTAAGATTTGGGTACAATCTAAAAATGAGACAGATTTGAGAATCGAATTGATAAATGGATCAACGATTGAGTTGAAAGGAACGGAAAATGCGATGGCTTTAAGAGGTAGAAGTTTATCGGGTGTTGTTTTAGACGAAGCTGCATTTATGGATCAAGATGTATGGGCAGAAGTCATAAGACCTGCCTTGGCCGATAAGCAGGGTTGGGCTTTATTTATTAGTACACCTGATGGAACTGCGAGTTGGTTTTATGATATGTGGTGTTTTTGCGGGGAAACAGATAGAGATGATTGGCAGAGATGGAGTTTTACTACGATCCAGGGGGGTAATGTTGCGGAAGAAGAAGTTGAAGCTGCGAGGAGCCAATTAGATGCAAGAACATTTAGGCAGGAATTTGAGGCTAGTTTTGAAAATTTAACAGGATTAGTAGCTGTAAGTTTTGATGATGAAAACATTTCGACTGAATCTGTTGATTTACATTTAATGCCCTTGTTAATTGGACTGGATTTTAACGTAGATCCGATGGCAGGAATCTGTGCTGTAAAGCACAATGACTGTCTTTATGTCTTTGATGAGATCATGTTGACAGGTGGAGCAACAACTTGGGATTTTGCGGAAGAAGTTGTAAGAAGATATGGTGTGGATCGTAGAGTAATTGCATGTCCTGACCCAACGGGGAGTGCGAGAAAAACTAGTGGTGTAGGTGTAACTGACCATACGATCTTAAGAAGGAATGGATTTACAGTTATGAGTCCAAAATCACCCTGGAAGATTAGAGATAAGATTACTGCGGTGAACACAGCTTTGTATGATGCGAATGGTGAGAGGAGAACATTTATCCACCCACGATGTAAAGAATTAATAAAAGCACTTAGGACGTTAACTTATGCCCCAAATACAGGTATGCCTAATAAGAATTTAGGTGTGGATCATGCGTTTGATGCTTTCGGTTATCTTTGTTTACAGCAGTTTAATTTAGCAAAGCCAGAGACACTGGGTCAAACTTCGTTTAGAATATACTAAGATACCCTTTTTGCTTATGGCCTACGGAATGTCAACTACAAAAAAGAAAAAAAAGAAGAAAAAGGGAGGCAAGAAGAGAAGTGAATGTACCTGTAAATAAAGCACTTTACGCTAGAGTAAAAGCTGAAGCCAAACGTAAGTTTGCTGTTTACCCTTCTGCCTACGCAAATGCTTGGTTAGTCCGAGAATATAAGAAGCGTGGCGGAACTTATAGAGTAGGAAAGAAGAAAAGTGCCACAAAGAAGAAAAAGTAAACCAAATCCAAGAGCTAAAGGTGGTTTAACACGTTGGTTTAAGGAAAATTGGGTTGATGTTAAGACTGGAAAACCTTGTGGTCGTCAAAAAGGGGAAAAAAGAGGCTATCCTGCCTGTCGCCCCAGTAAACGTGTATCAAGTAAGACACCTAAGACTGTAGGGGAGATGACGAAAAGTGAGAAAGAGAGGTTTAAACGTGAAAAAACAGGTAAAAAGAAGATAAGCTATCAACATAGGAAAAAGAAAACTACTAAAAGGAGTAAAAAATGACTGAAATTACCGATGAGATGCTTGACATTATTGAAAAAGTTAAAGGCAAGCGAAATCCTGCTCTTTGGGACCCTAGATGTGAACAATATATGAGAAAACAGTCAGAGGATAGTGTAAAAAACTCAACAACAAGTTAAAATACTTTTAAATACTCTTTTTTCTTAGAACAATGGCATTTTTTCGTGGCGAAGAAGGTTCTGTTAAATTTATAAATGGAGCAGGATCAGTCGCAGCAATCACTTCGACAACAGCTTGGACACTTGATACAACAAAAGACACATTAGATGTAACGGCTCATGGAAAGACATCAAGAGAATTTGTTGGTGGTTTAATTTCTGGTTCTGGTACTGTTGAATTTCTATATACAGCAGCTAGTGGAGACGAAACAGCTAATCTTCTTGCAGATGTATTAACAACAGAAGATTCAGCAGATGCACAATTTGAATTATTTTTAGATACAACTGGTGCTAAAAAAGTAAGTTTTAATGGAATTGTTACAGGTTCAAGTTTATCTTCAACTGTTGGTGACCTTTCAACTGTTTCAATAAGTTTTATCACATCTGGTGATATAACCAACGCTGCATAATGCCTTTGAAATCCTACTCAAAGAAACAGCGTAAATTAGCTGCGGTTGCTCCACCAAGAGATAAGATTACGGCTGCTGATCTTAAAAAATTAAATGCCAAAAAGAAAAAGAGGAAAAAGAAATGAAACTTACCACCCGTCAAAAAAATAAACTTAAGGAACATTCAGAGCATCATAGTGATAAACACATGGAGTTCATGAAAAGACGTATGAGAGCAGGAGATACTTTTACTCAAGCCCATAAAAAGGCACAAGCTAAAGTAGGAAAGTAATGCCACGCAAAAAAGGAGTCAGTTTATCAGTAGGAAGAGGCGAAAAGTCCAAGAAGGGAGGGCTGACTGCTAAAGGACGAGCAAAATATAATAGAGCCACAGGAAGTAATTTAAAAGCACCAGTAACTAAGAAAAAGAATTTAACACCAAAAGAAAAGGCAAGAAGAAAGAGTTTTTGTGCAAGAATGAAAGGAGTTAAAGGTCCGTTAAAAGACAGTAAAGGCAGACCTACTAGAAAAGCATTAGCATTAAGGAGATGGAGGTGCTGACATGACTTACTCTTTACCTGGAATGTTTAGAACAAGTATCACCTCCACGAGTTACCTAGGTGGTACAGATAGTCCTTTCACTCGTAACCGTGCTGTATTGGACATGGTTAAGGGTTGGGAAATAATGAAAGCTGTTACTGAAGGAACAGAATATCTTCGTGATAATAGTGAAGCATTTCTACCGTTAGAGCCAAGAGAGGATTATGACGCTTATCTTGCGAGAGTTAACAGATCGGTGTTCAGTCCTTTTACGCAGAGATTAATAAGAGCAGCAACAGGTTTAGTTCTTCGTAAACCAATAACATTAACTGGTGATCCTTATTGGACTGAAATGTTCAAGATGGATGTTGATGGTTGTAAATCAGATTTAGATGAATACGCAAGAAGAGTATTGATGTGTTCATTAACTTATGGCCAAAGTCATATCCTTGTTGATTATCCAGCACCCTCTGGTGCGGTTAGTCTTGCAGAAGAACGTCAGCAAAATCGTAGACCATATTGGATTGAGATAGATCCTACAAATGTTTATGGCTGGAGATTAGATAGAGAGTCTAATTATGGAAATCTTATACAGGTAAGGATTGCAGAAAAAGCTGTATTACCTGATGGCGATTTTGGTGAAAAGATATACGATCAGATGAGAGTTATAGAACCTGGGAGGTATCG